TCTTTCGCTCACAAATGCGTGGTGTCCGAGACCGCGACTTCTTCATCTTCCGATTGGTCAAACTCTACGCCTAAAAAATTTAACACTTCTAATTGCCCAATTTAACATATGCACCGTGCTTTCGGCTTGAGCCCAAAAATTTGGGAGGTGAGCAACTGATTTTTGAATAATCCACCGTGCTTGCTATGAGAATGTTGCGAAGAATGGACTCGTTGGTTTGTTTATGACTGATTTCAGCCCCTAAAGTGCGATTGGGAAACGGAGACAATATGTGCATGAGTTACTGCTATCTCTTACTATTTTGGTCTAATGGAGATGGTATAATGTGGGATTTTATGGGAAAAGATGAGAATTGTGTCCAAAGAGGGTGATTTAGCAATTGAAATGAACGAACTTTGTTGTTGCACAATTCTTGCTACGCAAGCGCGAAGCGATAACGTCTAATGGCTTAAGGCTATTGTAATTTTACAGTCTAAACACTTTTGAATATGATTGATAACCGGAATAATATTGATCCTGAAAGGAGCAAGGAAGATTTGAAGGCGTGGATGGATAGCCATCCGCAGGAGTATGGAGAGGTTGCTATGGAAATGGGTGATACTGATTTATTGGAGACATTTCTCATGGGGCAAGCAGCCTTTATTGCCTCTCCGGAATTTCAGAAACGGTTGGAGGATATGATTGACATCGACAGCGTGAATGTTGATGAGCTTGTAGAGATCCTGCATCAGTCGGGGTTTACTGAACAGATGCTTACTAATTCGAATGGGGACGAGGATTGGGAGAAGTATCGTTTGCCTTTCGCTGCTTGGCTGAAATACGGTCGGTCTTCGGAAATGGTGATTGAGGACATTGAGGATGCAATCGCGTTGTCTGACAATAGGCAAGCCAAATGGCAGCTTTCCAAGTTCCTTAAAGATGTCATGAAGCGTCTGGTCGGAACAAAACAGCGTTCATGCAAAGAATTGGGCGAGTATCTCAATTACAAGAAATGCCTTGAAGGTGGTAATATTGCCGAATGGGCGTTAAGTGTGATTGATGACGTAGCGGAAGCCGCTCTTTCGCCTATCAAGCAAGCTAAGAAAGAGAAGTTTGTTGAGGATTTGTCTGCTATTGTAGCGACTCATGATCAGAATATGGTGAATCGTATTGGTGATTGGTTGAAGTATAATGTACGCGGAATTGATGTAGCGTGTTTATACGTTGCGCTTATTGAAACTGATGAAATCAAGACTAATCTGACTGTTACCCGGTTCATGAATGCATTGAAAACCTCTTTCCCTGATGCCAAAATCGTAGGAACGCGACAAGTCCAAAAGGACGTTAATTCTCTCCAAAGCCTGTTACCTCACGGCAAGAGATATGGAAAAAACGAGCCTGAAAATCGTTTCGCAATTGACAAGATAAAGACCGAAGTTTTGCTGAAAAATCCTGAAAACCTCGACTGAAATAACCCCTTTTCAATTCGTTTGATTCGTTTCTGGGTTCGCGACCTGAACGAATAGCTAATTCTTCTTATTTCAAAAAAATCCGCTATACTTTTGCGCCATCGTTCCATTTCGGAACGGTGGCGTTTCCGTCTTAAGCCGTCAGCGGAACCGCCCAAACTATGACGGTAATAGAAATAAATATGGAACACATTTTAGATATTCTCAATGAGGGTCGCGCCCACGTCAAAGTCGAGATGAGCGCCGAAGACCTCAAAGCCTTTTCCGATGATCTGATCCGTCGTGCAAAGGATGAACTCGGCTCAATGGTCGAGGCCGCAAAGAAGGAGCGTATGCTCACCAAAACCGAAGTAAAGGAACTCTTCGGCGTCTGCGATGCCACTCTTTGGCATTGGGCAAACAAGGGAATACTTAAACCCGTCAAGACTGGGAACAAAGTTCTCTATCCTGAATATGAAGTCCGCAAGGCTCTCGGAAATCGTAACCTTAACATCTAACTGCTATGAGAAACTACAACCCCAAGAGACCGCCTATACCGGCTTGTGGCTTGATAGAAGACGACTCGGATGAATTTGAAGAAGATCTCTTGTCTGATTCTCCTACTTTTCCCCTTGAGGTTTTTCCGGAAGGAATCCGCAATATCGTTGAAGCCTTTGAAGAATACGAGAACTTTAACGTAGACTTCACGGCAGCTTCAGTCCTGACGGTGTTTGCGGCAGCTATGGGCAACACATGGTCAGTCCGTTTTATGACCGGATGGATTGACCGTCCGATAATCTACATGGTGCTTGTCGGTTCACCAAGCTGTGGCAAGACACCGCCACTGCAACAGGCTGTCGCACCCCTGTTAAAGATAGACAGCGAATATGACCGGATATATTGCAAGGAGATGGAGGGTTACCGCAAATGGGAACGCATGTCAGCCAAGCAACGCGAGAAAAATTCATTGCCCGAGGAAATGGCTGTTCCTATCCGTAAATGTCATGTGGTCGTTGATTCAACAATAGAAGCACTGATCGGAGCGTTGCGTGACAATCCGCGTGGAGTTCTCACATACAAGGACGAGATAGACAGCCTTCTTTCCAACTTCAACCGCTATAACGGTTCTGATGAAGGCTACTTTCTAAGTCTCTTCAGCGGTACGCCATTCAAATATAGTCGAAAATCAAACAATGAGCATATTTTCTTGTCGAAACCGTATTGCTCTATAATCGGTACTACTCAGCCTGGACGTCTCGGTGAACAGTTCGGAGGGAAACGCATGTTGAATGGTTTTTCATCACGTTTCCTAAAAGTGTACCCCGAAATCAACGAAATGCCGGCATGGAATGACACTGATATGCCAGATGATGTATTGGCACAATGGGATACAATAATCCGAAAGGTGGTAGGCTTTACTCCCACAACAGACCAAGAGGGAAATGTAATCTCACATGAGCTTCCATTTTCTCCAGAGGCAAAAATCCGTGTGAACCGTTGGAAAATCGAGGTGAGCAATGCCGAATATTCCGCCACCGATTCAGATGCCGTCAGGGCACTATGTGGAAAACTTGAAACGTATCTTATACGTTTTTGCCTTGTTATCCAGATTATGAGAGGTATTTGTGATGGCGTATCTATGGAGCTAATCGACATTGAGAGTGCGGAACGCGCAATACTGCTGACCGAATATTTCAGGACGATGGAAGAACGGATATCTCCGGAACTGGAGACCGGTATGCTTGATACACGATACACTGAACTGCTCGGAAATCTCGGGGACTCGTTTGCGACGAAGGAAATTTTGCGAGAAGCACAGAAACTCGGTATCTCACGTGCCTCAATATTCAGATTCTTGAAAGAAGGCGGCAGAGGTTTTATCACAAAAGACGCACATGGACGATATTGCAAAATCGATATATCCAAATGAGACAATGAGACAATGAGACAATGAGACAATGAGACAATGAGATTTTGAGACTTTGATATTCTGAGCGGATTATCCAATAATCAAATAACCCTATATACAAATTATCAAAATATCAATTTACAAATCTCATAAATACCCAATGTTCTAATATCCCATTTACCAAATGCTATAATTACCCAATATTCAAATAACCCAACTATTGAATAACCGAGTTATCCGATGATTCAATGTTCTAATAACTTTAGTACCTCGGTTGCTTGGTTCTCGGTTGGAGCATCTTAGATACGTCGGTCTGTCTAACCTATGTATCGGGGAACTCCGGTTCATTGGATTACAAGGAGCAGTCAAGAGCATAAGAATGTAGGAAATTTGATGTTGCACAAGCTATGAAATGGAGGTCAACCTTGCTTTGCAAGATATGCCGATTGTATACACAACGGCAAATCTGCCTCCCCCATAGGTGAGGGTTAATTCCGCTCGAAACTCGCAGACTTTGGTACTTGAGATATGGTAACCGAGATACTTCGGTTTGTCGGTTGGAGGAACTGAGGCACCTTGGTTCGTTAGTTCGGGCAACCGGAAACACCGGGGTAATATAACTGGATATTCAAATGATGTAATAACCTGATTATCGCATGTTCAGCAACCGAGATACCTCGGTTTGTCGGTCGGAAGAACTGAGACACCTCGGTTCGTTGGTTCTGTTAACCGAAAACACCGGGGTAATGTAACCGGATATTCAAATGATGTACTAACCTAATTATCGAATGTGCAAATACTCAAATACTCAAATGCTCAAATGCTCAAATGTCCCATTGCTCTAATATGACAAGTATACAATTATACAATTATCAAATATCTCAATACTCTATTTATCTAATGTAAGAATGGTCAAATAACCTATTTATATAATTATCACATAACATGTCAAAGAAGAAAGAAATCACTATAAATACCAGAGTTGATGAGACTATATACAAACAGATGCGTGAAAAGGCCGCAACCTATTTCAAAGGAAATATGAGCGCGCTGATAAGATGCGCCACTCTCAAATATTCCGAAGAAGCTGTTACTGCGGAACCAACAGGAACCAATCCTCGACTGATAGCACTTATTTCAACAGCCATTAAGAAGCTTGACAAAATCGGTGTTAACCACAATCAGGCTGTCAAGTGCATAAACGAGAAGATGAAGATGTCGCCACTTGCCTTTACCGCCAACGACCTTCTTCCCTTCAGTCAATTCGGTGGAGAGATGAAAATTATTCAGGATATATTGCGCTATCTGTATGAAATGCTCAAATCATAAATCCAGGGAGTATGATTGTCAAGAAGCTCAGTGATGCACATGGTGGAAGATTCCCCGGTGCAAAATACAACGAAGACAAGGTTGCGGCCGGTGTCGCCGAACTGATGTTGATGGCAAATGTAAGCGAAAGACTGCGCCACACAGTCGAGACCATGCACCGTTTCGGACTTAACACGGCTACCGAGGTGGGACGCTACCTGAAAGAGAGGTCAAAGACCTACGGCAATACAAATACCGACCGTTTTCAGTTTCATGTGTCGGCATCTGTTGAAGGACGCACCATGACACCGCAGGAACTCACAGACTTTGCCCGAGAACTGATGAAAGGCATGGGTTACGAGAAGCAGCCTTACTTTGTCTATGCCCATCATGACACGGACAACAACCACGTACATATACTGTCTACGAGGATTCAGCCTAATGGTTACGCTATCTCCGACCATCAGGATATTCGCAGACTCAATGCCTGTGCCAACTGTATTCTCGCTTCCGATATCAACAGGGATATTGAGCGGATTTTCAGTTACGATTATGAGACGGAAGGACAGTTTGCAAACATAGTCAGATCTTTCGGCTTTAAGATGGAGAAATCGCTTGACGGCTATCGGCTTTTGAAAAATGGAGGCGATGCAGGAAAAATCTCCGTAGGAGACATATTCAAGCATATTATCAAGAACAGCCAAAAACGCAAGGATCGTGCGACCCAACTTCGTGCCATTATCAAGAAATATAAGGCTGAGATTGCGGAGGGAAAGTATCAAAGTCTCAATAGTCCCGAGGTCTCAAAGTCCAAGAAGAAAAAGCCGACGCGCCCAAAATCCAATCCGGATATAAAGAAAATCCTCGACAAAAACGGAAAACCGTTGAGTAAAGAGCGACAGGAGCAGCTTCAACAGCTTATCTTCACCCTCAAAAAGAGTTTCGGCATAGACATCTGTTTCCAGAAGGACAAGAACAGGCAGGTTCGTGGATATGGAATAGTCGACCATGCCGGAAAGATAGCCTTTGACGGCAGCAAGGTGATGAAACTGTCTGAGCTGATAGACTTCGCACCTAAACAGGAACGCAAGCCTTCGCTGCTTGATGTTTACCGTGATATGCTCAAAGTTGAGATTGGCAACGATGGGCGTAAAGATTATATGCGTATCAGGATGAAGGACGGTAGCACATATCAGAAGCCGATTACCTTGCGTCATGTAGCATGGTACAATGGTGTGAAACCTGACGACAAGGAAGACGTAGCCCTGACGATAGCCGCTACTATGTTCACGGTAGAGATCCTTATGGCATACCTCTCACGACAGCCAATCCATGACTTCAGGAACAGAATCCAATCCGTCAATGCCGTCAAGAGAAAGGATGGAAGATATGCACTGAGGATTACAATGAATGACGGTATGCCAATTCCAATGATAGCAATGGATAGCCAGGATGAAAGTGATTATCGCAGACTTTCACCGGACAGTAGACCAGAATATCTACTGAATCTCGCCGTACATTACCTGACAAGAGAAGATGCAAGAGCAATCATACAGCGAATACGTCAGACAACCAAAGACCAGACAGGAGTACGAGTTCTATCGCATCCGCAGGATTTCACGCAGCAGACCGCAAACGTTTTTGCACTCAATTTCGCGAAAGTCCTTTCATGCTTCAACGTCGGCACCGACCGCGGCGAAAACCGCGAATGGGAAGTCGGCAACCACTCCCGATACGAGGACCTCGACACAAAACAATCCGGCACACGCCTCTCAATGTAGAAATATAGTGACTATACCTGCGCGCCACGCGGATAGTCACTATTTTTGTATGGTGGATTTAAGGAGCGTTTAATTGCTGTGAAGATTAAACGGAACTTTTTAAGAGCATTTAATCAAGCCGATTTATTGTGATTTAGAGGGGTTTAGATAGTGACTATTATAGTGACTACGGGCGATAGTGACTAAAAGAAAAATCGCCAATTCGATGTGAATTAGCGATTTAACTTTTGCTTAGGTGGTGCCACCAGGGGACTCCCCACCTTTATATCTTTTATGCTGAAATTCAGTCAGTTGCAGTAATTTAATGGTTCGATTTTGTCACAAAATATGCACAAGTTGTATCACAACTCCGCGTTTTGTACTGCAAAATTAGCTAAAAAACTTGAATTTTAAGAGTGATTACTTCACTAAAATTTGAATTTTAAGCCTCATCAATACCCTATAAGTGTTAAATATTCTTAATAAATAAGGCGGCCAACTCTTTATTTTCTGAGTTGAACCGCCCTATCAGACAAGAAAGAATAGATTTTTATATCAACCAAATGTTTTCATTCGGGTCGTAGCTTCTTTGAAACGTCTCTAACGCCCAGTCCACTTTTGGATCACAAGAATCACGTTCTTTTTTCCGGGGAAGCTGAGGATTGATCTTGAACTTGGAAGCATTATAGAGCCACTGCATAGAGTCCTCATAAGCCCACCGGCGCGTTTCTGGAATGTTGGTGGCAGAAATGATTGAATGAAGATGATAAAGTGCGATACGACTTAAATGAGCAACGATATTGCTGTTTCTGGGGTCATCTCTTGTGATATTGACGCCATCAACAAGTTTATCAGGATTAGGATTAAGAACGGGATAGAACACCGTTCCTTCTGCCACAACATAATCACGAGCATCTTCTGAGTAGTCATATTCTAACTCTTCAGAATAATCTCCGATAAGGCCCCAGCAATCATCTTCCTCTGGAGTAAGAACAGCCTCGTCACTCGGTAACTCTGGAGTGGGTTCTTCACCATCTTCAGGATCTTCATCATTACCCTCTATTGGTTCTGGATTATCTTCAGAAAGAGCTTCGACATCTTCAGGTTCTTCAGGTGTCGCAGGCTCTTCGGGTAACTCTGGAGTGGGTTCGGTCGGCTCTTCCTCTTCTTCCTCTGATTTACCAAGGAATTGATAGAATTGGTCATTGTAAGAGCATACCTGATCTTTCTCCCATTCCATATTAGGTTCCCAGGGGATTATTTCGGCTTCACGCCATGCTTTTACACCGGGAACATGAATTTCTCCAGCCTCATATCCGTGAGGAACTGCGCATTGCCAATATTCAGTTCCGAACTTGACAACTTCGCCTTTAGGATACATCCGAAGCTGAGAGTATTTCTTAGCGTGTTCAATGAGACAGGGGTTGATAAAATCATTAACCTGCTTCCAATATTCCACCTTAGTAGGTCTTTTGAGACCATTGATGCAGGTCAATGTCTTAAAGATTTTCTCATCTTTTTTGATCCACGCCTGGCCGGGGTAAGACACATTGATATTATACTCCCTGATATTCTTACCGACAGCCAACACCTTTTCAATCTCATAATACTGGTCGAGAAATTCCAATAATTGCATTTCGGCTCTTTGCTCCGCTTGTGGAATACGATCTTCCACACCACGAATAAGCTGCCTCATGTGCTCTTCCGTAGCGATGCAAAAGTAATCCCTATTTGTCAGAAAACGATGATATATCATATTATTGCTGTTTTATTTATTAATAGTCAAATTCCCCATATACAGTGTCCTCTGAATCTATGGTGGTGACTATCTCAGTTGAGGCTGTTTTATACTGAGTGTAGATTGAACTCAAATAGTAAATCATCGCATAGTCGAAACAATCTGAGAAATGGCCCCAACGCTCAACACGCTCTCCATTATCATTAAGAACCTTCTTCTTTTCTTTAGTTCCGTCAGGATTTTTCTTCTGATATACAAAGTCCTCAATCAGTCTGTGGCAGCGAGCGTCAATATAGACCTTCCAGCCTTTGAAATTATGCAGTAATTCATTGATAAATTCCAGTCGTGTCACCATTGCCGGCTGCTTGCTCAAAAGCTGAATTTTCGGCTTCAGCACAGCATTGGTCATATTCTTATTGGCAATGGTAAAGTTATTGACCCCTTCTTCAGTCTGAGTGGAACGAGATAGACCAGCGGGATCGCCAGTCAGCAATACACCACCGATATGACCGTCAGCAACCAACTGAGAGGCTATCCATCTTGTGAAAGCTGGGGTGTTGTTTCTCTTGTCTTTGGGGTAGCCGACATATTCAGGGAAAACATACACAATCTTATTCTCCCAATCAATCTGAATGGGCAAACAACTCATATATGGATTTACATTGAAGTCAAAACTGAGAATGAGCGGCTTCATCGGGTCATAAGACTGCTCTCTTAAATTATGAACCAGATGTGTGTCACCATCAAAGTTCCAGTAGGCAGCCATCTTATTACTTGTGGTAAAGAGCCAGTTACCATACAATAGACGGTCCCGGTCAGCTTTATTTCTTAGTTTACTCAACTTGTTATAGTAGATAGCCCTGAATGACTCATTCGGATTATCAAACAAACTGAATGGAATGTAACGGTAGCCGGATTGTAATTCTACTGGATCTCCATCATCAGTCATCACAAAGGTTGAGCGCACCCAAGTCAAGCAAGGATTGGTTGACATAAATAGTTTACCGACTACAAAGGTCTCAGCAATCTTATAACGAATACGGGATGCCAGCACTTCCACAGCCTTTTCAGACACCTCAGACACCTCATCAATGAAGCCTCCAGTGATTTCCAATGAACCAAGGGAGTTGAAGTCAGGGTCCTGGGGGCTGGGGGTCAAATCCATTGCCATTATTTCTGAACCATTCCAGAATGTAATGATATAAGTAACATTATTTATATGATAATGCACATCTTGCTTTAATCCCCACGAATTTAGCACGTCCTTTAAGGTTTTCCAAGTAGTCTCCAAAAGGGTCTTACGAACCTTTCGGGCAACCACCATACGGATGCCGGGAAATTGTATGCAACTGCATACCAGCCAACAACAACCAATATATGATTTACCACCGCCGGCAGAACCACCTCCTAAGACTTGCTCAGGAATATCGGTATTCCCACAATTCTCACAAGTAGCCCTATACACCTGATGCCCTTTGCTATCAAATCCATTAGGTTTCATAATGAGCTTACCCCCACACTTATCACAATGATTAGGTTGCAGGGCGTTCCATAGCTCATACTGTCTTGCTGATGGCTTAAATGTTATTTTTAGACCTCTCGGTCGCTCTAATCTTGCCATTATATCTTTCTTTTCTAATAATAGTCCGGCAAGAAAAATCCACCCTACTTCTCAGTAGAGTGGATCATCGCTTAATAACACATTATTATTAAAACCCTTTTCAATCTTTTTTACTTTGGCATTTAATACTGTGCAGCTTATCAACGTGTTTCTTCCCAATCTGCTTCAAATCCTTCGGCATGATTGGCTTTGTCTTTATCTGTTTCATCATTCCATTATATCTATGGTTTGTAAACTAACGATATTCGCTTTCGGATTGTGATTTATCACTCGAACACCCTTATGTTCTTTCCATTTAATCAGACCGAACAACCAGGAGTGCTTTTTCTGAATATTGAGCAATGTCAGACTGTCACGCACCTCGTAATCTATAATAGCGTTTCTATCCGGCAATACCTCAACATCTATATTGACAAAATTATCTTCTAACTTAGCTGTAATACCTCCAAATGTATCAACCACAGCGATAACAGTATCTACACTATGAGTTACAGTCGCCACCTCAGTCACATTGCTGACATCCTTGGGCTTCAGCTTAGAAGAAGCAAGAAGTTTATCATACTTGGCCTGCAAATTTGACTGTGTGATATTCAGAGTTTTGACCTCGGCCTGATATACCGCGATAGAGTCATTCAGCTGAATTTTAGTGTATTCAATTTCCTGAGTGAGATCGCTGATGGTGGCCTCCAGAGTGTCGGCCTTATGTTGGTATTTGGTAGCTTGACTATAAGTTTGCCATAAGGAAATGCAGAGAACTCCTATGACGATATATAGGCTACATTTGCTTAATATAGTTTTCCACATACTGTTGAAATTTAGAGTTTTGAATATTCAGGGATAGCATCGAAGCAAGGACAGCCCTTAATAAATTCGTATGGCTCAATAACGCCATTACCATTCAGGTCAGGAGAAGTGTCACGATGGCCGATTACCCTTGCGATTGTGCCGTAACGCTTCTTGATGTCTTTGATGACAGTAATAAGGCTGGCTTTCTGCTGGGGAGTGCGGGTGTCCTTAATCATTGTGCCATTGGTATCTTTTGCATCAAGACCACCAATATAGCACACTCCGATTGACCTTGTATTATGGCCTGAAGCGTGACACCCAATCTTTGTTTCCGGGCGACACTTCACGATTGTACCATCACGAAGGATTATATAGTGATACCCGATATATCGTGTCTTGCCGTTGGTATCAACATACGATGAGAATTTCCGAGCCTTATGTGAAGCGTCAATCTTGTCAATCGAATAATTAACGCCTTCTTTGGTGGCCGAACAGTGGATAATGATCTCATCAATGAACCGATTGGTTGCTGGGAAACCAAGACTTTCCCAAGTGTGAGCGCCGACAATCCCATCAACAGTCAGTCCATGTGATTTCTGATATGCCTTAACAGCTGCATCAGTATCTTTTCCGAAGATACCGTCCGCTGTAATGTTTAGCTTCTTCTGTAGAGTTTTTACTTCTTCACCTCTACTACCGATTTTCAAAACAGTCATAGTTATAATACAGTTGATTTTAATATGCTTAGTGTTCGCATTTTGTTAATCAAATCCGGCCCTTCGATAGAGCTGATTGGAATGTAGTAGTTCCTGACACGTCTCATTACTTTCACATCCACATAGGCTCCAGTCAAATTTCCACCGGTAAATAAAATCCGAGTAACAATGCCAGTCCGGTTTGTAAGGAGGCTGTTGCCATTCTGCTCCAATTTTTTGGAGTATCGGATTGTAACTCTATCTCCGACTTTTAGCTCATTCATCTGTTTGCTTGCGGATTATGACGTTGATGGTCTCCGAGGATGTCCTCTAATCTGTCACGGATCTGACGTATATCCGTTGACATATCAGTAAATGATCTCATCGTTGCCTCAAAGACAGCTTTGTCGAGCTTCATATTGTCGAGCTTGACATACTGATCGTCAATCTGAACTTTGATCTGGGCAATCTCTTTCTCCATATTGTCAATTCTCATCATACTTGCTTGGTACTGAATGTACAATCCGCAAACAAATATAATGAAAGTGAATATGGACTTGGCATTATTGATTATGAAATCTCCAATGATTGAATTTGTCTTACTTTCCATTATATCAAATTTTTAAGTTGTTATTCAATCACTTTATCAATTCCATTTTCCTTACTTGCCTCCGGCACAATAAGGTTAAATGTGATGCCATCACCATCAGCACCCTCCAGCATAACCTTATGCGCAATATCTTCTTTGATACCATACATATCGGTGAGCTTTGAGATAGCGTTGACCGCAACAGAACGGAGTGCGGCTGGTGACATAGTATTACCCCATCTGTCAGTTACATGAAGAGTTGAACACTCATCAGCAATCTTCAAAAGGGTTTCAGTCAGGCGCGGACGCAAAGTGGCCGCATTGACCATATTTTCACTTTTCAGCTGGTCAATGCGGTCCTTTATATCGTCACGCATCATAAGTGTCCTAACGGCAATAGAGGTTTCCACCTCATTCCGAGTATGCTCGTCTATACCATCTTTTGAAGGGTCATAAAGCAATCCTGTGCTCCCGTTAAACACGAGATCATAGGTTTTTCGTGCATTGCCGTTATATGGAGAAGGCCCGCAAGCAAAGACCAAGCAGAACTTCTCTTCAAGGTTTGTGAGCTTTATATTTTCCATTATCTATATTGAATTATTCCTTTATAGATAATAGAAAACTTACACACAAAGCCTCTGTGTCTTACGGTTAAGGGTTAGAGTTCCTTAGATTTTGATTCATTATCTGATGTCGGAAAAGTTTTACAAGTCCTTGCAAACATTGCTCAATACGCTCCATCGTATTCAATTCTGCCATATTGAAATTGAACTGAAGGGCATATCCACCGATGTATGCGAGAACCTTACCTGTCTTTTCATCACTGATCTGGCAGATGTCATAATCCTCTCTCTCCCGGAACATCATCACTCCAGTTGTGGTTGAGTCGAGATAAGCCTCTGGCATACCATTCTCATCAATCAACTGTATAGGGGTGTTATGGCCCACACGTTTCATCTGAACAACTGGATTACGATTGATATTGACAGTATCGGCCTTAACATCAATCTTCTTCTCTTGCTGAAACTGAGGCTGGGTGGTGGTCTTGTCAGATTTCGACTCAACCACCTCCTTATGAACATTTGCCTTAATGCCCTGAGCTACCGCATCACTGGCCGGCACCATCGTACCAGTCTTTTTATCGAATTGAAAATTGCTCTTCATAAGTTATATTTTGAAATGATCTCTAAGTTTTTCTCGCTTCTCAGCCGCCAGACTTCCGATAGCAGTACCTCCACCAGCTGATTGCTCTCTCATTCTTGCCGTAAGTACCCTGAGAATTTCTCTGGTGGCCGTAACATCAGCATCTGCATCGTGAGCATCATCCAGATCAATACCCAGACGCTCTGCCATTGCTTCCAGTTTCCAAGTAGTGATACTTTTATCGTTATCAAAGGTGAGCTGAGATAATAAAATCGTATCAAGCTGGGTGGGTTGGAAATTGCCCCAGAAATCCTTATGGCCACGAACAAGTTTAATGAAACGAGACCATATCCCAGTATAAAGCATAATCTGCTGCATAAAACCGTTATCAAACAGCGGATTTTGGCCAACCATAAATGGCTTATTGCCGGCCACAACTGGAAGAGTATTCCTTTCAATGAAATCACATATCTCATTGCAGACATCCTCTATAGGCTTGCCCATCTGATAAAGCAAATCCATTGTCACACCACTTATATCCAGGGCAGTAGAGCTATACTCCATCAGCTCTTCTTCTTCGGTGTCATACTTATTTTTGAGAACCTTTTTCTTTGGTTTGCCAAGATCGGCCTTCTTACTATAAGGATAGATGTAAGCCGAGTATTTCTCAGTTACTTCAAAGGTATCAAGACGGACTGCATGAAGAGAAATCTGAGTGGCTGCGCTCTTGGTGCAATCCAACCCTCCAGTTTCAAAGTCATACACAATAGCAACCACTACGTTGCTTTTTTCTACGGGAGCTGCCATATTACTTGTTTTTGATTTCTTCGTAGATACACTCAATGCTCTCAAAAAGAGCTGCTTTCTTGCCGTTATTGATAATCACATAGTCATAATCCTCATCTTTCAGGTCACGACGTTCATCTCGACGCAAGCGAGTTTCATCAATGCCAGATTTCCGGCGAAGAGCCTTATCTCGCTTAATCAAGACAGTGTAGATGTCATAGACATCACCAAAGTCATTACGCAGATTTTCAAGTCCCTTCTCATCAATGACATAGACGGTGCAAGGACCAAATACCTGCCATTTGGTAGCATAGTAATAATATCCACCAAAATGAGCATAAGCAATCAGCTCTGTTCGGTCTGGTACAATGTCAATGAAATGGTGGTCTCTCCCCTCCACTTCCGTAGGTCTGGGGGGTCTGGTGGTGAAGGAGCAAATCACATTTGCATCCTTGTGGTATTTGAGGTGCAATGAGGCTAAAGTCTTGCCACAGCCTGAACCACCTACAATACACAGAATTTTAAGTTTAGCCATATCTTGTTTGGGATTTAAGTATTCGTTTATTCTATAGTCCAGAATCTCCTTCATCAGCATCCGTAGTCTGGTCGGAGTGACACGACCACGTTTTCTGCTGGGTTTGGAGGATGTTTGCAGATTACGTTTTATCATATTGACCTGAACTTGCTGGGGGTCACGCCAGTGATACCACGCAATCGCATCTCCATTCTCATCAAAAAGATTGGGCATTATGTAATTCTCAATCTTATCGTGGTAAATGGTCAAATCACGAGCTTTAGCAATGGCGGCTTGAATCCGGTACCAGCCATTATAGCCGGTACCAGCACATTCTTGCCTAAACTTGCGAAGCTGTTTCTGAATCTGATCATCCAGTTCCTCGCGTATATCAATAAGAAACGACATATCAAATCAACTTTAAGAATGAACTTCTACCGATTTGAAGAGTGTTCTTCTCATCGTAATCACTCCATTTTACATTCACCACTGCCACAATCATTCGACCCTCTGCTTTCTTCAGCTCCTTTTTCCAAATATCCCAATCATCCCAGATAGTAAGGATATTGGTCTCTGTGTTCTGCTGAAGCTCGATTTTGCCAAAGTGCTTGGTTTCGCCAGTTCGCTTATCCTTATAGGATTTATCAGTCACAGAACAGATGGCTGCACAAATGACACCTTTTCTGACCTCATAGAACATATTACTGAGGTCTGAGAACTCGATGTACTTGTTTGCTGAAACACTCTTTGGCTTCTCCATATTATCATAGATCCTACGATAATCAATAGTGCCGTGACCAGAAACAGTGATTTGCTGACGGCTCCACCAGTAATGCTTATCTCGCATTTCTTCAGGAATATCCTTCTCAGTCAGCTTAAATCCTAAAAGAGTAGCAGCCTTTTCTAATAGGCCATATCGTTCCAGGACTGAGCCAACATTTTCGCAAGCGTCAAAGGCTCCTGCAAAAATCAGATTGCGGACGCTTCTTGCTGTTACCGGGCAGCGTTCACGAGTCTCTGCCGTTCCTTCATCATCAAAGTTTTTGAACTTGCTTTTGAAGATACGCTTGATAAAATCTTCCAGGTCATAAAACTCACCATACAGATTGCGCTCCTGAACGATATACTTTACCGCTTTAGGGCCTAATTGCTTAATGCGAGATAAAGACCAGTAAATCTTATTATTTTTGAAGTCTGCCGTGAAATTTTCACCTGAGATGTTGATATTTGGTTTCTCCAGCTCCGTGCCACCGACAGTCTTGATTTCATTCATAAGAACCGCCATCTTATCCTCATCTTGGTCGCGTAAAACTACAGTATAGAAAGCGGTCGGATAGTAAGTTTTGAGCCATGCACCAACATAAGCCGTCAACCCATAAGCTGTAGCGTGAGAATTGCACGTCACTACCCCCTTCCCAGTAAGGAAAGTATGATAGGGATGTTCCATTTCTACATCATACACTGCCGTATCGCAAAGATATTCCACTGAAACTACCTGCACAGCAGCAGTGCCAAGGCCCTTACGCCCCATTTTTACACGCCCCATCTCATAGTGAGCTTTCTTATGACAACTGGGGCATAGAGTCTGAATATTGGAATAGTTCTCACCAACATCTGAATGATCACCATTGATATGATGAATCTCCAGTCGCTTCAAATGCTTACCACATTTCTCACAGTGATCTTTCTTCAGATGCTGCTTATCATACTCCAGCTTTGTATAATTGGAATCACGAGTCATAAAACCCTGATGACCTTTCTGTGCATTAATGCTATGGGCCTCCACATTATCATTAGAATGATACCGAGGATTATTCAATTTACCCTTGTCAGTAAACCTATAGGTTGTATCTTCCTTAATCCAACCCACACGGATATACATAAAATCCTCTCCGGGGATAAGCTCATCAGTACGCTTTTGGCCATCCAATGTTGGATGTTTATGGTTGTCGGTTACATCAATCGTACTGCCATTTGCCAATGTAATACGATAAACTGGGCGAACACCCTGATAACGTATATCCACAATACGATTGATGACCAGCTTCTCATCTTCATTCAAAGACCAACAAGTGCCGTAACCAAACTTACGATACTTATTTCTAAGTCCGAGCCTATTGTTAGCTTTGGCCCATTCATAGTCGTTTTTGGTACGCCACATATCACCAATATTGATACGAGTGCCAGCACCTTTTTCCTTATGTCGGCCCCACAAGTATTCGTGGCCGGCGATACAAGCATTGAAAGAATACTTTGCCGCATCCTCTACATTGCTCCAGATTTGATCAGCAGCTTCTTTAGGACACCCGTTTTGCTTGGCTCCGGCAAAGAACTTAGCTTGAAACTTACGAACCTTCTCCAGCTTTTTCTTACTCAAAGCCTTTACAAGATTCACACCGTCACCAAGACTAAGGCCACCGACCTTTTGGGCCACACGCGAAATCTGCTCCTGATAAACCATCTGAGCGAAAGTATCTTTCAAGATTTCATAAGTTCCCCATAAATAGGTAGGCTCATATTCACCTCGCTTTGCACGAACATAGTTGTCGGCAGCTCCTGAATCGAGAGGGCCTGGACGGAAAAGCGCAACTGAAGCGATTAGGTCATTAATATTGTCTGGAGCCAGACGTTTGATAAACTTAGTAATGCCTTCACCACCCATCTGGAACACACCCTGAGTATTGCCGTCACGAATGATCTTAAATACCTTTTCATCATTCAGGTACTTAGAAGCGATTTCAAGAATATTATACTTGACACCATACTCACTCTCAACAAGATTGAGCGTATCTGAAAGTCTGGTAAGCTCCTTAATGCCCAACACGTCATTCTTCAAAATACCGATAGCATCAATATCGTTGCCTGAAATCTCAGATACCAATAGGTCGCCCATCTTTCGGATAGGCAATAGGTCAAAACACTCTACACGCTCACCTTTGACATATTCTGGGGTGATGATGAGTGCGGAGGCGTGAATACCAGCAGAGCGAGCCTGACCCATAATCGGCAGTATTTCCTCAAACACGTCAGGATATTTCTGAATGAAATCCCTCATACGTTTGTCGGTAGAAGCCATTTTCATAAGGTCAGTCCACGTCATATTATCATCCAGTATCGCTGTCAGATAATTAGTGGTAGCCTGAGATATTTTGTGGGTTCTGGCCACATCTTTGATGACTGACTTTATCTTCTCAGTTGTAAATGTACCAGCTGAAAAGACACGCTGGAGACCATCTTTGTTATAGCGTCTTTCCAGATATGCTTTTACCTCATCACGGCGAACCGCACTGAAGTCAGAATCAATATCAGGGAGAGAGCCGTGATTGCGTTTCACATATCCATCGCCGGCATAGCAATCTGAAACAAGAGAGGTATTAGTTTTGTGAGTTATTGCTCGAATTTTCATGCAGAAGTTTCTTGGGTAAGGTGTGAAGTATATCACAGTTATCGAACTGAATGTCATCACCTTCTTGCAACTCATCTGCATATACGGTTAGCTGCTCACCATTTCTGATCACAACTAACTCAGCATCCTTATCGAGCAAGAGTATCTTATCATCATCTAAGGCCAACTCAAAGTAATCTGAGGACTCTATATCATCGGCCATAACAGTTACCTTATCCGGCTCCAGACCGGCGCGCTCCGGCAACAAGAAACGCTCAAAAATCAAATCATATTTCAGGGGATCAATAAATGTGATACCCATAAGATAGAGTAGTAGGCACCCACCGGCAGAACCTCGACCAATTCCAGTCAAGATACCATTTTCCTGGGCCCAATTCAGTTCATCTCTCTGGATGAGAAAATAATCAACATTATCGGTGCTTTCAATAACGTACTTCTCATATTCGACACGCTTACGATACGCTTCTTCCTCTCCTTCAGGAACCAGCTTCTTAAATCCTTCCTCAATCAATGATCGGAACATAGTTAAAGTATCGCCATACTTCTCACGTTCCTGGGGAGTCATATCATACTTGGGGGCATAGTTATCGCTAAGATCATAAGCAGCCGAAGCGTTCTCAATGATGTCGGCAGTCGCTTCACACATATCATAGAAAACTTCATCGTCATATCTATCGGAGAAGAGAGTGCGGAACTCATCATATATCTCATCAATCGTTTTGAGATATTGCTTATATGATTGCTCGTGAGCTGCTCCAGTATCAACCTTATTGAGAATAACTTTAGTGCGCCAATCCTCTTTATCAAGATAATAAACATCTTGAATCATAACTGGGCGAATATTCATTGAATACTCCAGATTACCCTGATAAAAGTTGTCGAAAAATGCCTTTTGGCTTTGCAATAATGCAGAGTCAATTCTGTCGGCTCGATATTCTGAAGTGTCAACCTGAAAGAATACCCAACCATCAAATGCTTCAACAAAATCCTGAAGGGCGTTCTTATTTTCGGTAAGCCAATGGCCACTCCACTTATCAAACACCAAGGTATTGCCTTCAGCAAGATTAAGAAGAGTGATTAGGTCTATCTCCTTTGTCTCATAGTTATCAACAGCAATGGCTTTTTGAATACGCAACATATTCTTAAACCCCTGTTGTGTAGCTGAGTAGAGCTTTACTCCGACCTTATCCTTGCCAGTACGCACGGTTAATGAATATCCGAAGCAATATTTTAATCCGGCATCAGTAGCTGACTGCTGTAAATCCAAAGATGCAGCCATAGTGTTCCTATCTGCCACAGCCAGCCCTTTGTAGCCTAAAAACTTAGCCTTAGTACACCAGTCTTTCAATAAGCCACTGCCATTCAATAGCTCATATCCGGAATGAATACCTAAAGGATAAAATTCACATTCATGTTGGAATGTAGGGGTATTGCCAACATAGCGCAGTATTTTGAATTGAACTTCCGATGGATCTTTGCGGACATCAATGTAAAACCACCGACAACCAAATGGAAAAACTATATAATATATCTCATCTGCAATCAGATAAGAATAATTCTCAATGCTGTTGAATACCACATTCCCCTCTTTAGTCTGTTTGAAGATGTGGTCATAATCATCCTGAATAAGACAACGGCCAAATCCAGGAATGACAACCACGTCCTTACGCAAAGAATAAGTGATATTATGGTTATCCAGCCATTCTTTTAATGATACTACCTCTTTCATCTTATCCAAGATTAAATTCTCTAACCGTTTTAAGATTATAGGCAAAGACATCATAGATGTCCTCAACATCCATTTCATCCCAATCTTTGCCTACACCATCAGGAATATCAGCAATCAGAACATCGAAGTATTTATCAAGCTCCATAGCAATTTTAGACGTGGCTTCCTTTGCATCGTTATCGTAGCCGATGACAATTTGCTCCACTCCCTTTTTCTGGAGCTTATACATCTGTTCCTGAGAGATCTTCTTGCCGAAAGTGGCTATAGGAACGATATGTTTATTATCATAAAGCTCCAACTTGCGATTGAGACCAACCACATCAAACGGACCTTCACAAAGAATTACTGAATGTGTAGTGCCGGCCTCAATCGCATCATAGTTGTATAGCATTTTTGCAAAGCCGTTACCATCACGTTCATCGGAATTTTTATAACGACGAATCTTAAAGTGATGTCTGGAATTGTAGCTGTCGATCTCTTCTTTACTAAGAATACTGCGAGCCACAAACCCAACAGTCCGGCCTTCATCTCGAACTTCAAGAATTATGTAATCCTGATATTCTCGCTCGATAGAACGGTTTGTGCCGACAGGAAAATACTCATAATCATCTACTTCCCAGCCACGAGATTTGAGATAGGAGTTTTTATAACAGCGCTTATACCCACGAGGCATAGTGATTTCGACGAGATCATCATCAATCTCATCATCCAACATAGCTGAGATGTCGGTCTCACTGTCATCAAGTACCGCTGTTTCTGCCGGTATCAGATCCTCACGATCCAAGGCTTTCAAAGTCTCTTTCAGAGAGCCAAAACGACGGTTACAATGGTAGCAGTTCGACATACCAAACCGCTTCTTGCCGACATTATTACCGACATAGATACTATACTTGAAGCCATCATGCCCACAGAAAGGACAGTTAGGAACCAATATATTTCGTCTTGAACCATCCATCTTGCCGCCTAAATCATATAGCAGCTCTTCTCTGATGGATTGTTGCATTTCTGGTGTGATAATCATTCGTGTAGTCCTGTCTTAACACTGCTTTCATCAACTTCAAAATAGTTAAGACTCTTGGGGAAGATTAAGAGTGCGTACTCTGTCATAGAACACCTCATGCTCATAGTCAAGAGCAATTCTGAAAGGCTCTCCCTTTTTGCAGAAACGGAACTTGTCGGCATAGAGTCGCATAGTGCCTTCTCGATACTCTTTTTTACTCTGATTGAGAGAAATCAAATGAGTACAAGGGCGCTGAAGTCCTTTACATTCTGAGGTATTGAAAGCCGTAAGCACATTCTTCTCATCATTCACCCAGTCAGGATTTTCAATGGTAGCCTGATAAGTGACAACGAGCCAGCTGTCAGTTTCACCGGCCAAATCTTTCAAGTCCTGAGCGGTTGCGATACGCTTGTGACGTAAGGATTTAGAATCCCAGTTCTTACCCGAAGAGTCAGTACAGAGGTCAAGCGAGTCAACGATGATCACGTCTGGATATTTGCCATATTTCTCACGATATTTATCACAGTCGGTTCTGATGTCAGTGGTCGAAACTTCCTTGCCGAACTTAGGGTAAGCCTTTACTCTCAAAGTGCCTTTGTAGGTGTCGAGCATACTTTTCAGATGCTCTAATGTATGATTGTTAACTTTGCCACTCTCATATTCATAGGTGGTAGTTCCGCTCAACATTGCAGAATACGCATCTGTGGTTTCCGAAGCAGCGCCCTCCAACTGTATGTGGAGTACATCAAGACCACTGATGTAAGCGGCATTATAGCCAATCCAGCGAGCGATGTGACTTTTGCCGACACCAGACATAGCCAAGAAGAGAGAAAGCTGAGTGCGAAGATTACGCCCTTGATTCATCTCATCAAGACCATCAATATAGAAGCTATTGACCATCTTAGCTACCGGGTTTTCATTGCGCACCTTGTTTTCGCGCAAACGCTCTTCGTATGTCTGGGCGATGTCAATAAACTCTTCCGGTTTTAGTGAGAACTGCTGGAGCTTCAATGCCTCTTTGGTAAAGGCCATCATTGCTGAAATACGCTCCCCATCCTCGTATTTCTTGTTGACTTCTTTGATGATTTTCTTAAACTGAACCAGTTTCAGATACTCTTCAAATTGGTCTCGAATACTCTCAGGATTTACACTGGTAGCAACCTCTTTGATTTCCTCCAGCAATTCAGACACTGCTCGTGATGAAGATAAACGCTGGGAGATAATGCCATACTGAGGGGCCGTTTTATATTCGTTGAAATGCCCTTTCAGAGTGGAATTGAGCAGCTGATACTGCGGATCCGGGAGAAATGAATCCTCCATATAACGGCACACCACCGAACACACCTGATTGTTGGTGATAGCGCAATTATACAGCTCCGCAAGGAACTCAGAAGTCAAGACGTTTTCATTTTTCTTTCCTGCCATGATGATAAACTTCTTTTCTGTACCGCATAAGCTCTGGATACTTCTTAGCGGTCATTTTGCCACACTCCACCCAGTTATCACATCGTCCGCAAGCCTCTGAAAGCGGACTCCAGCCGGTCGTTGACCGTTGACACAAGGCCAATCCCTCATTCGTATTCAGAAACCGCTTTTTTATAGGTTCCTCCGAGGCAAGATAAACCATTTTCTTCAATGGATTGGGTTTCGGCTTTGTTATCATTGAAGTAAGCTGCCCCCTTGACAACTCAGCCTCATCCAACCATTGATTGATGTAGAAATTCATCCCTGATTTACCATCAGTGCTAAGGAATTGGTTTCGATACTTCTCCAAGGCTGCCTGAGAAAACAGATAATTATACTGCCAGGAGCCATTAGCAATAGATGTCCGGTATCGGTATATCTGATACACCAGATAATCAACAATTCGCTCATCATCAATATCTGAGACACCGAACAAAGCCGGTAGTTGTTGCAATCCATTTTGAATATAGAGTGCAACCATACCGCTCTGTGTAAACCGCCATTTAGGATCAATCGTCCTCTTCACAACGGTCTCGATCATCTGGCGTACTTTTATGGTTTTTTCTTGTAATTCCATATTGTCTCAGTTTATATTGCAATTCACGTTTTGCCCAATAAATTCGGCTCTTTACTATATCTTCACTACGTTTTTCAAGATGTCCGCGCTCCCATTCTATCGCAGTTATCTCTCTTATCCTATGCCCCTGAACATGCAGCATAAAGGGAGAGAGTCGTTGTGAAGGGATTGTCATCAACACTGCAAGCATTTGGTCTGAGATATTATCTATCAAATTCCCAAATTCAGCTTCAGTGACCATACTGGTGCCGTGCTGATAAATATCCTCCATAGAGCACATCTCAATATCAGTCCAATGCTGAGACTCTTCGTATTTGTCCTTATTCTGCTTTTGACAAGCACGTTTAACGACAATATGGAGCCAAGTCATCAACTTTTTGGACGGATCGTATGACCCGATATAGTGATAGAGCTGAGTTAAACAAATGTTGTAATTGTCATCGACATCTTGATAGTTAGCTGTATAGTGTTTAGTTAAACTTTTGATGTCCGCCAGATTAGGAACTACATATTTGTTGAAAAGACGTTCCTTTTCCTTTAGACTCAACTGCCGACAAAGCGCAGTCGGTTTGGCGGGCTTTCCCGCATCTTTTGAAGCATTATTTGACATTGGAGGGCGAACTTATTGGGCAAAACATTCATAATTTGCTTATTTTTACCAGATTAATTAGAGCTTATAGCGATGAATGAAATACATATAGATATGCAAGGCATCTGCAAGGTTGTCATCACCTTCCACATCAATATGGTATCTCTTTTCGGCAAACTCCATCATCATTTTCTTGTCCGCCCGGCCATTACCAGTACCGTGCTTTTTGATGTCGGTAGGCTTGAAGGTGACAATCGGAATATCCAATGTCTGACACACTTCAAACAAGATCCCACGAAACTCACACAACTTTCGGAAATCTATAAAATGCCCAAAGACTACATCTTCGGCGGCAACCACCTTAATACCATGAGAGGTAAGCATCTCAATGAGCCAGTTTCTGAAAGCCTTGTGCTGGGCATAGTCAGGCCCCATATATTTGGGAGCCTTCTCTGTCGGAGGGAAGTGCTTGGTGCCGTAATCGCCCAAGGTGTAAAAACCACAGTGAGTGGCCACATCAAAAGCCATTACGTCACCACGTCCCAACTGACGAACATACTCTTCAGTTAATTTCTGCATAACTATTAATTTGAAATTGTTGAAATTCCTTGTTTTTTTACTATTAATAGCTTATGCGGATAGCTTTCTGAGACACCTCCCTGAGTGATCAGGAGAGCAGTCTGTCCGAGCTTGTTTAGTGCCTCACAGTATGTTGCCATACCCATTTCATCAGACTTATCCAGCAACTCATCTATAATGATGCAATCCAGTCCTTTACCGTCCTCACAATTTGAGTTAGTAAGAGTATGAAGAGATAAGATGCAAGCCAGATTTAATCGAGCCTTTTCACCGCCGGAGAACTTATGATAGGAGCCACAGTCAATGCCGTCGCGCATCACCTGAACTGAAATCTTATCTCTCAGCTTACCAGTCTTGGTTACAGTGAATCCTTCCAGTTTGAGTCGAATATCTGAACCAATCTTTTCAAGAAAGTCGTTGACAATGAGAGATAGTGCATCAATTTTCTTTCTGGCAATATGAGATTTGAACATAGTGAAATGCACCTCTTGCTCTTTCAGGCGGTTGTATTCTGCCTGAACATCAGCTACAATCTCTTCTGCTTTTTCAAGATCTGCCTGATATTTCTCCAGAGACGCCTTTAAGGAAGCTGCAAAATCTGTTTCCGGGGCCTCCAGTATATCTCTCTTGGATTGCTGGTATTGTGTCATCTGACCCTGGATAAACTTAATAGACGAATCCTGCTGCTTAATGAAGTTTTCACCATTCATTACACGGCCTTCCAGAACACCATTGATTTCACCAAAAAGACGGTTACGCAGGACCTCAATCTTACCATTCAGTCGATCAAGATCATTCTCAGTTGATACCAGGCGTTTCTGAAGTACAGACACGTTATTTTCTGACTGGTCAACCTCCCTTGATAAAGCTACCAGAGCAGAATACTCATTATTAAGTTCAATATTGCGAGCTTTGATTTTCTTGTTGATCTCATCAGCTTCTTCAGATTTGGTTTCAGCTTTTTCATCTATCGAGTCAAATTCCTCGTTGAGTTTTTCAACTTTGGATTTGCTTTCTTCCATTTCAGTACGGAAACCAACGAGATTTTTTCTAATCTCTTCGACAGAAACCTCGTTGCCAACAAAAAACTTATGCTCACACTTAGGGCAGATAACAACCCCATCCATCATCGCAGAATTTTTAGCAATCAAAGCCTCCAATTCCGCTTGACGTTTTTTGTGAGTTTTTACCTGAGCCTCAATATTATCAAGCTGCTGATCAATTTTCGCAATCTCTTTATTGATTTTTTCAATCAAAGCCTGATCTTGTTTTGTCAGCTCTGTTTGTTCGTTAGAGTGTTGATTGTAAAGAGTTTTTTGCTCTTCATAAGATTTCTGACGTTTCTTTACCAGTCTGGAAGCCTCAATAATCTGAGCTTTAATATCTTTAATCGAAACAGTCAGATTTGATAGTTCCTGCTTATATTTTTCAGATAAAGCATCATATTCACTGATAGTGCCAAGTTCATGGTCCTGACACATTTGCTTTATCTGATTATACGCTTCCAACAACGCTGTGTCGGATTCTTCCAGACTGGCCACACTGGTTTGGAGGCTTTGCAAAAGTTCAAGTCTTTTCTCTCCTTTTTGCTTTTTATCCTCAACAGCCTCAATATCTTCACGGCATTGTTGAATCTGCCGGTCCAATCTTGCGATGCGCGCCTCCCGCTCTTCTTTTGCATTTGCCTTCTTCTCATCAACCTGAACAAGCTCATTCTCTATGGCGGAGATCGAGCCTTTAATATTTATGACAGTATTATTAGCTTCACCTAAGCGCACAGAAATAGGCTCCATGTCGGCTTGAACACGGGCGATACTCTCATCAATAATGAAGCCATTACTGAAGCGATTGATAACCTCTTTCTTATTCTTATCAGAGCAATCGAAAAAGCTCTCATACTTGTTATCACAAAGAATGAAATTATTATAAATATCATCCTTTGAGAGACCGATTTCGCTGAGAATGAATTTATTGTAATCAGAGACTGTAGGCTGGATAGTCTTATCTGTCTCAATCTCTTCACCGGTAGCAGCATATTTGTGACACTCGACAACCTGAGCTGCATTACGACTTATATTGCGCTCAATAGTAAATACAGTGTCATCATAATCATTATCAAGTCTGAGATAGACATACGCCTCATCTGCATGATCATTGATAATCTCTTCCACGCTCTTCACTTTGCGTAGCTGTTCACCATTCAGGGCAAGAGATATGGCTTCAATCAACGAAGATTTGCCGGAGCCATTATTAGGCTGGGAAGCATTATCCTCGTTTTTGCCAAAGATTAGAGTAGCTACACCCTGCTGGATTTTTAAGGTTGCCTCATGAAAAGAGACAATATTCCTGATTTTTAATTCTGTTAATCTCCACATAGTTTAGCCCTCCAAATATTTCATACCCAGCTTACTGTCAATCGAATTTTCATTGCAGTAATTCTGATATTCTTTTTTTATGCCCTGCTTATCATACTTTTCTTGAATGTCTGAAGCAGCAGTTTCTTTGGGTAAATTGCTCTCTGAAACAGCCTCAACCTTATGAAAGCCTAAGTCTATTAACTTCTGCTTATCAAAGAGTTTAGCTTGCTTTTCATTGCACTTTACCTTGACCTTATACTTGTAGCGGTCATCTTTATCCAGAGTGAACTTATCAACATCCTTGAAATCCAGCTCTACGGTCTGGAATCGGGTGTTGACTTCATTCTTGACAAAACTATAGGAGCCATCGGAATACAGAATGGTATAACCCTTCTCTTCATCTTCGCCAAAATTACCCTGACGTGATGAACCGATATATTCGATATTGGTATTCTTGATTTTTACTCGGTTATGATAGTGGCCACACAAAACAGCCTTAAAATCAAGTAGCGGAGCCTGAGCAAGTTCACCATCAATCTCAAAATCACCAAGCGCACCGTGTACCCCTTCGTGAATATAGAGAATGATGTCCTTTTTGGTGTACTGAGGATGGTTGCTAAGAGTATGCGATACAGCTTCATCGAGCTTATCCAAAAATGAACCATTCTCAGGGAAATAACTTATCAGAAGCAAACAGACCTCAACCCCTTGCCATACAAGAGCTAAATGAGTGTCAACAACTTCAATGCGATCTAAGCCAACCCAGAGATGATTATATCCCTCGATTGCCTCTTGATCAGTTTTATCGTGATTACCTTCGCCGATAATAACATATATGCCCTGGCGTGTGGCCTTGACAAATGCACTCTTAACGGCAAGTAATGTAGCCAGTGTTTGAGAAGCCCTGGATGTGAATACGTCACCACCCACAACTATGTCCTCAATACCTTCGCGCTTACAGATTGATAATGCCTCATCCCAGTTTTTAAGGAACTCAGCTATATTATCTTTGTTAGCGTGTAAATCGTTTATTAATAAAGCGATAGCCTCTTTTTCCATATTCCTGTCTGAGATTAAATAAGAATGAGAGGGCACAGGCATTGAGCCAATGCCCTCTCGAACTACATGAATTATTATCTAAAGACAGGAATTATCTCAGGCGGCGGGAATGGAGTCTGCGACGTGAACTTTCGGGAGCCGGGGCATCTTCAGGTTCCTCATCGGCTTCAGGTTCAGGAACAGGGGCTGGAGCAGCAGCTTCTTCGCTTCCCGGACGGGCACGGCGAGAACGACGACCAGATTCAGGAGCCGGAGCAGCCGGAGCTTCCTCTTCTTCCTTAGAGTCGGAGTCGCTATCTTCGGGCTCCTCGTCCTCATCTTCTTCCGGTTCTTCAACTTTAGGCTGAGGGGCACGGCGACGTGATTGAGCGGGAGCCGGGGCTGGTTCTTCTGCTGGTGCTTCTTTAGGCTGTTTGTCCTGATTATCCAGAGCCTCTTCAACCTCTTCAAGAAGCTGAAGGTTGTTCTTTGTGCGAGAAATACGAACATCGAGGTTCTTATCCTCAATGAATTTATGGGCATGAAAACGAAGCGAGCAACGGTGTGAATGTCGGTCGGCTGTGAAATGTGCTGATGTTCAGTGTGTTTTGGCGGTTTGGGAGTGGTTGGTCGGGAAAAACGAAACGTGCAAAAACTTGAATTTGCTTTAATCCGGCTTTAATTTTTGGGGCGGTCCGTTTAATCGGTGTTTAACGGGGCTTTAATCGGACTTTAATTGGCTTTAATAACGTGCGGCTGCATGGCTGGTTTTTGCCGGCTGTGTGGCCGCTTTCGTTGTGTGGGTGGGTCAATGGCTCACGGAGGCGCAGAGGGCGCGAAATTCAGGCGTTTACGGCGTTTGTGGGGCATTGTGCCGGTGGGTCGGCAGGGTAGGGGAGCGGCGAGAGCTGCGCGCCCATGCGCACGAGTGATCCGGCGGACGGCGCAGGCGTTAAATGCCCTGTTAAATGCCGGCGGCTGCGCCCTGCTCCGGGAGGGTCAGACGGAGGGTGGGGGAGCGGTGAAAATCGTGCCCGTTTCGTCCTTAAAACGGGGTTGGATGGTCAGTTGGATAGTCATTTGGGTGGTCATAGGCGCATAGGTATAGACCCCCATAGGGACAAAATGACCGCCAAAAACGGCGATTTTGATGCGATAAACACCCCTTTAATCCCAAAATTAACCCCGTTAAAATCCCTGTTTTAATTCGTTTAATACGCTGATTATTAGCGTTAAATGCGCTTAATGGCTCTGAAAACACGCTGAAAAACAGAAAACTCCCCTATTTTGACCCCTTAGAGGGGGTATGGGGAGGCACAAGGGTAAACGCAGGAACATAGCCGCCTAACCGACACTTGCAATATCGCCGGTGCTGACATCGCCAGCAGTTTTTTCCAATCTTTGCTCAAGATCCTTGATGCGCTGCTCCAGTCGCCCAATCTCTTTAGCCTGCTCCAAAGTCATTTTGTAATATCTGTCCGCAAGTTTTGCACGGTCTTTTAGTCTTACATTTTCCTCTTTCAATAAATCAAATTCGGCAATTCTAATAGACCGGTCCGCGTCCTGTTCCATTTGGTAACTTGAAACAGAGACGCCGTGGTTAACATTATCAACCACGACAATTTGTTCCTCATGGGTCAGTCGGCGCATGAAATCGGTCCACATCTCCCCTTCCCCATTGAGTAGCCAACGCAGATTGATGATAGCAGAATATTCTGAATCGGTAAAGCGATTGAAAAAATCGTAGCTGGGGGCACACTTTCGGTTCTGAATATCATAAATAGTTTGGGCACGTGTGTAGCCCAGAACCTTTGCGAAATTGTTCGGGGTCGTACAGGTACACTCAATGATTGTGTCTATCCTTGCAGAAATTTCTGCAATTTTTTCTTTATTTGTTTTTGTCATATCAGAATTTTCTGTAACTTTGCAGCGTGTTACTGAGGTTACGGCGGCCAAAGATACAAAAAATCCTGCACCTGACCAACGGAAACACGGAGTAAAAACAGTTTGAAACCAAAGTAAAAGGACAATGAAAGCAACAAAACTAACAATCGGGTTCCGGGAGTGGTCAAAGCTGGCCGACTTCGTGGAAACAATCAACCAGGAGGACGAAATGGTGGCTTACCAGATAGACAACACCACCGCCCTACTCGTCGCCATCGGCGAATGTGGCTTCGCATGGATAGACAGCCAGGCAGCCACATGGTTTGATGACTATTACATGACACCAGTAAAGTAAAAGGATATGAGAACAACAAGCAGTTACATCAAAGTGAGCAACGAGGTGCGCGCAAAGCTGGCGCGCCTGTTCAAGGTCGAGGAAAAAACAGTATATCTGGCACTGACCTACCGCCGGGACTCTGACACGGCCCGCAAGATCCGTTTTACGGCAGTGCATAACTTCGGCGGGGTGGCCATGTGCCACTGTCCGGAGTGCGAGACCATGCACAATGTAACGGAGGACGGGCGCCAGCTCATGGTCCAGAACTTCAACAACGGCGTGAAGTTGGAAATCGACAAGCAGACCGGCGCGGCTGTGGTGTATGACCGCAGGGGCGCAGTTGTTAGCACTCGCCAAATTGAAAAAATCCCCGAACTGACGGACCTGCAACTCTACGCTGAAAGCCTGTAACTATGGAAACAGTAAACGGAACAATCTGCATAAGCCACGCCGAACTGACCGGGCGCATAATCACGACCGCCAACCTTAACAATCTGGTGCGCCGTGGTAGAGTGCAACAGGTCCAAAAGGGCGGCAACGGGCGGACTGCGCTGTATGCCGTTGAAAGCCTGCCGATGAAATGGCGGACCGAGGTTTACAAGCGTTACCCGGACTTGCAGGAACAGGCCGAGAGCCGGGAGTTTATAGACACTGTGGAACCTGACGGCGCAGCCTTAAACTTTTACCAGACTTACAAGCTTGCCGACGGGCGGAACCTGCCAGATGACAAAGTGCTGGAGTACGCGAGCAACGCGGCGATCATGAACGCTTTCCGGCGCTGCTGGGACGCTCATGTGAGCAAGCGGCAGCGCACCGGCAAAAAGGCAGTCGCCGGCAAAGAGTTCTGGAGCCGAGCAGCGGCAGCCCTGCCGCGTCTGGCTGACCGCTTCAACCACTCACTGCCCGGCAGCCCGCGCCGTCTGCAAATGAAATTCGCGGAGTATGTGCGCGACGGTTATGTGTGCTTTATTTCCGGCAAATTCCTGAACGGCAACGCCGGCAAGGTGCTGACCGATGAACAAACCGGTTATCTCGCCACGCTGATAAGCAACCCCAACAACGTGCAGGACACTGTGGTGGCGAAAGCCTACAACGTGAAAGCCCGGGCACTGGGCTGGAAAGAGATAACAGCGGCCGCCGTGGGAGTATGGCGCGAGAAATTGCAATTAGAGGCAGCCGCCGGGCGGTTAGGCGTTACCAACTTCCGAAACCGCAAGACCATGCAGGTTAAGCGCAGCCGACCGACCGCCCCGTTCCTGATGTGCTCGCTTGACGGCTGGACCGTCGAGCTGCTGTATCAGAAAACCAAGACGGACAGCAAGGGACACAACATAACGACCTACACCAACCGCCTTACAATCGTGGTAGTGCTTGACCCGTGCGTCGACTATCCAATGGGCTACGCCGTCGGCGACCATGAGTGCCCGGAACTGATAAAAGCGGCATTAAGGAACGCCGCGATCCACAGCCGGGAGCTGACCGGCGAAATGCTCAGATACAACCAGGTGCAGAGCGACCGCTACGCGATAAAGACCATGACCGACCTGTACGCAGTGTTAGGCGACAAGGTGATACCGGCACAGGCGCACAACGCAAAATCGAAGCCCGTAGAGCCTTATTTCAAGCACTTAAACATGACCTACTGCCAGCTGTTTCCGAACTGGGCCGGCTACGGTGTAACGACCGACCCGATGCGGCAACCGAACAGCGAGGCGCTGAACAAGAGACGGCACAGCTTCCCCGATGAAGCCGGACTCCGGGCGCAGATAGATGAAATAATGAGGCTGGAGCGTGCGCAGAAAATCGGCAAGCTCATGGAGAAGCTGGCGAAGCTGAAACCGGAACACCGTCTGCCCATGAGCCGCGAAATGTACCTGCTGAACTTCGGCGCAGAAACCGGCTTTAAGAACGTTTTGGAGGGCTGCGGACTGCGCCCCACCATTTTAGGCGTGAAGCGTGATTATGACTGCTTCGACCTGACATTCAGGGACCACGCCTCAGAGCGCTGGACGGTCAAGTATGACCCCGAGGACCTGACGCAAGTTCTGGCAGTGAACGAAGCAGGCACACGCCGCTATATGCTTGAGGAAAAGTATGTGCAGCCAATGGCATTAGCCGACCGGAAGCCCGGCGACGCAGAGCAGCTCCAGAGGGTGCGCGACTTCAACAAAGAGCTGGAAGCCGAGACCGCGCGGCGCATGGGCGACCACTTCGAGGGAGCCCGGCGCGTGATAGAGCGGGCCGCAGAACTGCCGATCCACGGCACCCCGGCACTGGGCGCGTGCATGGAAGACCGGCTCATGCTGACGGACAGCCGCGGGCAGCACAAAGACAACCGCAGCCGCAAAAGACTTGCCGCCGCCGACATCGAAGCCTTAGAGGTGGAAACCGTGGAGATACCTGTAACACGCCAGGGCGACGCGGTGGAAAGTGTGAAAGTAAACGATTATTCAATTTTTTAAGACGTAAAAGGACATGACAACAGAACAGAAACAACAGATTGCCGACCAGCTCCGCGCCTACTGCGGGCAAAAGGGGAGCCAGAACAAAGCCGCCAACAGCCTTAACGGGGTGAGCAGCGCGACAGTCAGCAAAATACTTTCGGGACAGTGGGACACAATAGCCGACGACATGTGGCGGAGCATAGCCGCCCAGACAGGGACAGCCGAAGCCAACGGGTGGCAGGTGGTGAAGACCCGCGCCTACGATATAATGACATTCACGCTTGCCAGCGTGCAGGCCGACTCTCTGACTGCCGCAGTTATCGGCGGAGCCGGGAGCGGCAAGACCGAAGCCATAAAGAACTACACCGCAGCCGGACGCAATGTCTATCACATGGTCTGCTCCGAGTATTGGAACCGGCGCACATTCATGGCGAAACTGTTGCAGAACATGGGCGCGACGGTAGCGGGCACCACGGTAAGCGACATGATGGACAATATCGTGGACACGTTGAAGCGCAAGGACTCGCCGCTGATAGTTCTGGACGAGGCCGACAAACTGAGCGACCAGGTGCTTTATTTTTTCATAAGCCTGTATAATCAGCTCGAGGACCAGTGCGGCATAATCCTGACCGCGACCAGCAACCTGAAAGCGCGGATTGAAAAGGGGCTGCGCCTGAACCGCAAAGGGTATGCGGAAATTTACAGCCGCATAGGGCGCAAATTCGTGGAACTGCCGCTGCCGGACAGTGAGGACATAGCGCGTGTATGCGTTTCCAACGGCGTGCGCGATACCAAGGCAATAAACAAGATCGTGGACGAGGCAGACGGCGACCTGAGGCGCGTAAAACGCAGCGTGTGGGCCATGCTGAAAGGAGGTGCGCAATGAGTGGAAAGATAACAGTAACTTTCAAGGGCGGCAAACGTCGGGTTCTAAAATCGCCCGACACGCTGCCGATGATAGACGGGCGGCGCGAGGCTTACTTCGTGTTTAACAATTTCCAGGTTTATACCGGGTACAGTGATGGAGAGGTGGACGAGGACGGCGATTTCTGCGTAAGGGCTGCCAATTCAGGCATAAAAGGCGTTGCCGGCATTGGCTTGCCTGCCGCCCGGCTTATGGGCTGGGCTTATGTGAACCCCAAAAGAGCGAAAAAATGAAACCTTACCCCGTAAATTTCAAGTTCCGCGCTGAGTTTGACCTCATGCCGTCATGGCTGCCTCAGGTGCTCCAGGACTGGCTCGAGGAGGGCTGGACGTGCGACATAACAGTGAAGCGAGTAAAAGGCTGCTACGGGCCTAAAACGGTGCGTGTGATGATAGAAGCGAACACCACCGAGGACCTGGCGGCGAAGCGCAAGGCATTAAACGCGATGATCGAGGCCAAGGGCTACGGCCCGGAGGCACTGCGAGAACGGCCGCGACCGGCGAAAAAATAAAGAGCAATGGGCAGAGCGATAAGTAACAAAAACGTGCTGGCGGCACAATTCGAGACCGCAGACTTCGACGGGCCGTTCCTGGCGAGCTTCGGCCGCCCGGAGCTCCGCGGGGTGTGGCTTATCTGGGGCGACAGCGGCAGCGGCAAAACGACTTTCACGCTCCAGCTCTGCAAGTATCTGGCCGGCTTCCGTCGCGTGGCTTACGACAGTCTGGAACAAGGTCTGAGCCTATCGCTTCAAAAGGCATGGGAGCGCGTGGGCATGGCGGAAGCCGGCAGCAATATAATCCTGCTGAACAAAGAGGACTTGCCGGAACTGTGCGCCCGACTGCGGAAGCGCAAAAGTCCTGAAATAATCGTGATCGACAGCCTGCAATATCTGGACAAATTCTACATGAAGCAATTCAAGGATCTAAAAGCTGAATTTCCTGACAAACTGTTCGTGTTCATAAGCCAGGCCGACAAGGCAGGCAAGGATCCGGACGGGCACATAGCGAAAAAGATACGCTATGACGCGGACATCAAAATCAAGGTCGAGGGCTTCAAGGCATTTGTAACAACGCGCTACGAGGACCGGGACAAAGGCGAGGGCGGCGCGGACTTCATAATCTGGGAGCAGGGCGCAAACGACTACTGGGCCGAACAAATCAAATAATTACGACTATGGCAAAAGAAAACAAGACAATGGACGAAATACACCGCGGACTGCTGAAAAAATATCATACCCTTTGCACAGTTCTGGGGCTTGATGATGAAGCGAAGCGTGCGATCCTGACAAGCTGGGGTGTTGAGAGCAGCCGCGACCTGACGCAGCACCAGCTCATAGACATCTGCGGAAAGCTGAGCGCCCAGGTGGACGAGAAGCAGGGCACGGCACGACTTGACAAACTGCGCAAGCAGGTAATTGCGGCAATCGGCGGCTGGCTCCGGGAAACCGGGCAGCAGTCGAACATATCAATCATTAAGGGCATAGCCATGCGCGCCAGCGGTTACGCCGATTTTAACAAGATACCGAGGGAGCGGCTGCGCAACCTCATAGCGACATTTAACAACAAAGTCAAGGACGCCCGGGCGGTTGACGCTCTGACCGACGCGATGCTGATGCAACATTATTCGGCAGGCGGCGAAATTGACCCCACGCTAAACTAACGAGCCGATGAAAAAGGACAAAAAAGTGTGCTGCATCTGCGGCAAAGAATTTACAGAGTATGGAAACGACCCATACCCTGTAAAAGAGGACGGCGAGTGCTGCCGGTCATGCAATTGGGGCGTAGTTATTCCCAAACGAATAGAACTAAGCACAATAAATCAAGACCCACGAAATTATGACCCACGAACTGGAAAAAATTAAAGCCTACATACTGGAGCAGACGGAGGGCATGGCAGAGAACGCCAAAATCGAGCTGCTGGACGCCCTGGCATGGTGGGCGAGCGAGGAAGCCGGGAGCCTCAATTTCGAGAGCCCGGACGCAGAAGATTATGAATAACGCTGAGCCGGTGTAAAAGGACATGCACCGAAACAGTTAAACACAATTTAACAACCACTTAAAACCCATTTAACAATGAGTGAACAAGTAACAATGTCAGCCGCAGAACGCGCCGAATGGGAAGCGTTCAAGGCTGAAAAAGCGAAAAAGGAAGCTGCGGAGCAACGCAAGCAGCAGCGCGAGACCTACGCGCAAATGGTCGATGATGAACTGGAGCAGGCAATCCCGGAACTGCTGAACCTGAGCGGCGACATCAAAGCCGTTAAGGATACGGTCTTCGGCAACTTCGCGGCCATTATCGACATGAAAGCCGAGTTATTCGGCACCAAGGACGGCGGCCAATATAGCCACACGTTCACGAACAGCGACAGCACCCTGCGCCTCACTCTGGGGGTCAATACTGTGGACGGCTACCGGGACACAGTGGAGGACGGCATCGCAATGGTGCGCGGCTATATTGAGAGCCTGGCGACCGACGACAAGAGCAAGGCACTTGTGTCGGCAGTTCTGCGCCTGCTGAGCCGGGACGGTCAGGGGAACCTCAAGGCCAGCCGCGTGCTCCAGCTGCGCAAAATGGCAGAGGAAAGCCGCGACGACCAATTCCTGGAGGGCGTGAAGATAATCGAGGAAAGTTACCAGCCGAGCATCACGCGCCGTTATATCCGGGCACAGCGCAAGAACCCCAAGACCGGGGCATGGGTCAACATACCGCTGGGCATTACCGATGTGGACCTGCTGCTGGAGAATGAAACGACCCCGGAACCTGATGCGGAAGCAGAGGGAACCGAGGCGGAGGCAGCGGAATAAAAAAGACCGCGCCAGCGTGCTGCCTAAACAGCCAAACGCCAGCGCCGAGCCTTGTGTAAAAGGACGGTGCAAAGATACAAATAAATCGGCGAATGGCAAAGAGAAAAAGGCACAAAAGCACATTGGCGCGGGCAGAAAAAGTAAAAGCGCTCACGGCGTTGCACTATGAGGCCGGGAACCAGGCCAAATGTTACAAAGCCGTATGGCGGCACTGGATAGAGCCTGAGTTTGGTATCTGCTACCGCACCTATCTGAACATGCTGGGTCTGCCCCCGGACACGGAAAGCCGCCAAGACACGCAACCATCGTTATTTGATGAACTGTAAAAAAACGCCCCTGACGGACGCAAGAGCCGCCGGGGGTGTTGTTGTATTAGTCAGCCTTAGAAATCGCGACAGAGAGTCCCGAAACAGCCCTGACGGGGCGCCTTGCGGTTAAGTCCTGCACGCCGCAGACATATCGCTCCACATTTTCGACAATTTCCGCGTGATCGTGGTTGGTTGCCGATGTTGTGAGCATGAAGCCGGAGAAATTCTCGCCGCGTAATCCCTGCATAGCGGCGTTAATGGCGTCGAGCAGGTCGAACACCGCCAGGGCTTCATTTATGCGCGGGTCCTTGTGCCCGTGTGTCGGCACGGCACGGGTAACGACATGGAGGCGGACGGCAAGAGAACCCCGGCGCGCGCCCATGTTCTGCTGCTTCCATTCGACCGCCTCAAACTCAACGAACACGGCGGGGAGCGCGAAAGCCTTGCCGCCGTTGAGGGTCTGGACCTGATTGTTCCAGAGGTCAACGAAAGCCACGCCGGGAACGGCAGCCACGGCGTCGGCGATAGCCTTAAAAATCTGTTTTCTCATTTTCGTAAAAATTCGGTAAGTGATAAATTGAACTTTTGGAGGTTGCGGTCTATGGCTTCGCGGATGATGCGCTGCGTGTCGGGACCGTCGCCGATGAACTGGCGCTGCGGCATAGTTATGATCTTGCCGGTTTTCATAAGAGCCATGCGCTTCCACGCTTCGTCTTTGGTTTGTTTGTACTTGTACCAAAAGAAGCGTTTCATTTTGGCGGTAACGGTTATTTTGCCGCCCTCATTGTGGAGGGTTGTGTAAGGCAGAGCCGATGAGAAGCGCACACCGTCGCCCGACACCTGCCCCTGGGCGGAGCGGCGCATGGCGCTGCTGACCATGAGCAGCGAGCCACGGGGGTAATTGTGGGCGCGGGGCTTCCACTTGTCGGAGAAAAAGCCCTTACGTTCAAAGTTGCGGTCGAACTCGTCGGAGAGGTCCACGCGCATATCTTCGAGAATGTCGGCTTTTAACTTGCTGGGGTCGAGCATTAAATTGGTGTTTAATTATTGTTATATCAGAAAAATGTTGTAAATTTGCGGCAATATGGAAATACCGGCAAAAGTCAGACAGGCGGCGCAGTATCTTGTTGATATGTACGGCGACCACATAGAGCACCTCGGGCAGTACCAGGGTGCGGAGGCTTTTTATTACCGTTTTCCTGATGATGTAACCGCTGGCTTTCCCCCGGTGTACCTGGTGAAAGGCGACAAACTCCGGGAGGTGGGCGAATTTGAAGCCCTTGAAATAATCGGGTCATTTGTCGAAAATCTCAGCGAAAGCGACATTAAATAGTTTGTTATCCACTCGCATTATACCGCGGCAGCCGTGCATGGTTGCCGCGCCGTTTTTACCGAGCCAGTCCAAATCGTGGCTTTCACGCCCGGACCCTTTGGAGTTGTCATGCTGCGGCTCAATATAGCGCAGAGTGCCGTCGGCAAAACGTTGTAAAATGGTGGCATGACCGCCGCCCCCTTTCCAGCCGATAGAGAGCATATAAACGCCGGGATCCTTGCAAATCTCATTGAAAAACTCCACATACCTTTTTTGTGTCATAAGTTTGTATTTTTTACCGGCCATCCAGTCGTTGATGCTGGTATGCTTCGCCGGCGTTCCGTCGAGATTTTGCCACTGTTCCCACAGCTGGTTGCCCCGGCTCAGGTAATCCAGTTTTGTGCCTGGAGTGTTCGACTTCGCCGTTACGTTAAAGCCCATGAGGCGCAGCGCATAGGCGGGCGAACAGGTCTGGCAGTTTATACCATAGCCGCGCTCCTTGCCATAATTGGGGTTAGCGTGCTGCTTGTCGGCGTCGTCCACGCTCATAGGCTTGCCCTTTGTAATGCCGAGGGCTTTTTCTATTTCCAGACAGTGCTCCGCAACGGGCTTTTTTTCCGCTTCGGTCAGAGTGTCGGGCAGTTCCGCGATAATTTCAGCGATGCGCTTGTCGCGCTGCTGTTCCTCACTCATTTGCTCTATTGCCTGTTTAGCCGCTTCGGGTGCTTTGAAATACGGGTGTTTGGGTGGGAACAGTTGCAGGTCCTTGCCGGGATTGAAACGGAAAATCTGCTGTTTGGCGGCTTCGGTGCAGTTGTTGCCCCGGAGCATGGAGAGGGTCGGGTCGCTCTGGGGATATTTGCCCTTGTGGACCTGTACGGCGGTGCATCGGCAGTTCCAGCCGTTGGGCGGCAGATAGAGCGACCAGAACGGGTCGGAGGGCGGCAGCGTGGTGCCGTGCAGAATGGCGTGATCCTCACGCACGCGGTCGTCCTGGGCGGTGCGATATTGCAGGTCGTAACGGTCGCCGTCTTTTTCAATCTGCTGCCAGCGCGAAGCCATGAGGGAGGCGCCGACGGCGTGGTTATACTCCGCATAGAGGTAATTGTGATTATATCGGTTGTTTACCGTTTCAACATCTTTGCGGAACGTTTCAAAGGGTTTAATATCGCCCTTGTCGGTCAGGAGGGACAGCCCCACCTCGCGCAGAGTGTGGTAAGCCTTGAACCCGGAGAAAATAAAAGCGTTATTTTCGAGGGCGTAGCGCACCACTTCGGGGACCTCATGGGGAACGCCGGAGGCAATAGCCGTTTTAAGCTGCTTCACTGTTTCGGCAATGAGGCGGCGCGCTTCGGGAGTTGTGAGCTGCGAGGCATCGAAGCCGCCGGCGTTGTAAACCATGCCGGCAGCGTCAAAAAAGGCCGTGTCGTCAAAATTGGGCTTGTCTGTCGCGTCCGCGAGCTCCAGCAAGTCATTTTCATACAACGACCCCAAAGCGGCGTTAAACGCGAGATATGAGCGCCGGAGCCGCCCCGCCGTGTCAGCCAGCTGCAAGGCGGGGCTCAGTCGAAAAAACGGTCGGGCTGAGTCTTGCTTTCGCGGGGCTTGTCAATGGCCACGCCGTATTTGTCGGTGAAATAGTCGGCGGGAATTTCGTAATACTCCAGGAGCAGGCGTTCAATCTCTCGCTGTTCGGCCGGGGTGTAGCTGGCGGCATTGTTCCAGACAAAGCGTTTGCCCTTGACCGGGAAGCCGTGGGCGGCCATGAGCGGGAGCAGCCGGCCGTTTACAGTATAGCCGGCCATAGTGGCGTCGGCTTCGGTGGTACGCTCAAAAATTTCAAGATGCACCTCGGACTGAGAGAGCGAGGACCCGGAGTCAATGGTCATGGTCTGGTTAAGAATGGCCTTTGACATTTCCGAGTTACAGCGGTCAATGCGGCGGTCGAACACGTTGTAAGCATCGCCGCGGCTGCTTTCCTTGATCTCAATGTTGGTGCCCTCAGGGAACAGACCCCAGAACGCCGCGCCCATGTTTTCGAGCGCGTGCTCCACGCGGGCACGCTCGCTTTCGTCCGGGCTGTTGGTAGTGGCTATGCGCATAGGCTGGCCGAATATCTCCCCGAACATATCCCAGAACGTGAGCATATTCTTTTTGCTGATGTAAGAGCAGGCACATTTGAGCAGGAGGCCGAGGTTGCGGGGCTTACCCACTTCCACGCACCAGTTGGCAAAATCGCCCTCGCGGTACGGAATGCCGCTGCGCCAGTCGTCGCCGGGGTTAATGACCACGCGGCCATATTCCGGGATCACATGTTTACGCGGCACCAGTTCCACACAGTCGTAACGCATGACGCCGTCGCCGCGAATGACATCGCCCAGCTGTATGAGCGAGTGCCCCCAGTATGCGGAGTCCAGCACATAGCCCAGGAAATCGGCGAACCATTCCTGTTGCAGCAGTTCCGTGGCGGCGACATCTTCCTTGCCGTTGCTGTCGACGAGGCGGAAATCCTTTTGCAGCACTTTGCCCTTGCGCTGGGCGATACAGCCGGAGAGGTGGGCGTCGAGCTCACAGTCGGCGTAAATGTCATAAAGCCGCTGGCGGTTTGGGTTTTCGTAGTCGAGTGCGACCTGGTGGGCGTTGCGCCAGTCGTTAATGTCCTTTTTAGTGAGTGTGTCGGTCTGCTGGAGCAGCTGCGCGGTTATCTTGAGACCCTGTTTGCTGGAAGCCATTCGCGCCAGGGTCATGACTTCGGCGCGCGTGGGGCGGTCGAACCAGTCGCGAATGCTTGTGATTATATTGGCCATTATACGGAGATGTTAAGTTAAACGGATATTGCCGGCACTGTCGAGGCGGAGGACGCCCGGCGCGGCAAGCCGGAGAGCCGGGGCGACCACCTGCACAGTTACGGTCTTATAGAAGCGCGTGCCGCCGGTGGGTATGACATGGACGCGGGCAATGCCGGGACGGAACGGCAGAATCCTGCCGTCGGGCTCCACTCCGGCAGCACCGCCGAAAGCCTGGTAAATGACATTCTGGAGTGCGGAGGGTGGCAGCACGCGGGCACTGATGAAACGCGGCACAGGGTTGCCGAGAGTGAGCTGTGCCGGGCAATCGACGCGGAGGCCGTCGGGCACCGGGGCGGCTGCCAGTTCCGCACGGTCGGCGACCGCTTCGAGGCGCTGGCGGCTCTGTTCCGTGAGCTCACGCTGGGCGTTTGTCGCAGTGGCCGCGTCAGTGGCAGACTTCGCGGCAATGTCGGCGGCTGCCTTTGACTTGTCGGCGGCAGTTTTGGCGGTGTTGCAATCTCGGACGGCAGCTGCGGAGGTGGTGTCAAGTTCCTGTGCCTGTTTCAGCACTTTGTCGGTGGCATCGCAGGCGGCAGTGGTTGCCGCCTGAGCGTCGGCGGTTGCGGTGTCGGCGTTGCGCGTGGCGGTCTGAGCGTCAGAGGTGGCGTCGGTGCAATCCTTGAAAACCCTTGCGCCTGTGCGCGACAGTTCCCCGGTCAGTCGCTCCGCTTTGGCAGCGGCAGTGTTGGCCCTGGTGGTCGCGGCGTCCGCTTTTTCGGCAGCTTCAAGAGCCGGACGCTGGAGGATCTCAATCTGCGCCGGCGTAAAATCGTCGAAAGTGAACGGCAGGCCGCGGGTATAGGCAGCCACCACGCCGGACTCGATAACGCCCAGAGCATCGTCGCCGAGGTGCCAGAGCTGCACGGCCATGTCTTCGGGGTAATAGACATTCTGCACGCCGTCGGGCATAAAGCCGTTGACCAGCCGCAGGTGCAATTCATGTTTCAGCACACCCTCGCAAAAGCCGTGATCCTTGAAAATGACCAGGAGGGCATCGCCGTCGGGCGTGCAATTAGTGTACTCGCCGCCGACACGGGAGGCTATGAACTGCCGCCCCGGCTTTACCCAGTAGCGCAGCTCAAAATCGACTTCGGCAGGGATAGCGACAAAAGCCCCGGCGGCATCGCGGAAGCGCTCGCGGACAATGAAATCGCTTTTGTAGTTTATATGTCTGATAGAGTCCATTATGTAAGCCTTATGTTACCTTTGCCGTCGAGGCGGAGGGCACCGGCCGCAGTGAGGCGCAGGCGTGGTGGCACCACTTCAATGCAAAGAGATTTATAAACCGATGTGTCAGCCGTGGCGACAGCGTGGACCGTAGAGCGGCCGAGTGCAACGGGCCGCACAAAGCCGTCGGGGGTAACTTCGACCGCCTTGTGGTCGCTGATGAACAGGACAGAACCGAGGCCGAAGCGCGGGAAAAGGGCCGCGCCGATTTTCTGCCGCACGGGGTTGGAGATAGTAACGACCGCCGGCACCGAGGTAATATCCACACGCTCCGGGGCATTGAGGTTTTGGGTGGAGAGCTTCGCCACGAGAGCCTCCACCAATGCGCGGGTCTGTTCTGACCGCTGAATTTCGGCGGCGGCATTGGCGGCGGCAGCGTCGGCACCGGCGAGGCGTGCGTCAATGTCGTTTTGCAGTTCCGGCACGTTCACGGAGAGGAACAGGCGCACGGCCTTGTTAATATCGCCGCAGGCTTCCGTAAGGTCGCAAAAGAGCTGTCCCACCTGCTGGGCCGATATAGTTTTAGCCTGCACGGCGTCGCGGATAGCTTCGGCGCGCGCCAGGAGGTCGGCGGTGTCAAGCAGCTGCAAATTGTTTTCTGTGAGTTGGGCCATATTTGTGAGGGGTTAAGATTATGAAAAAACTTCGCTGAACGGGTCGGAGAAAATGCGTGTGAACTGCTGTTTGCTTTCTACCTTGACAGGTTCTTTGCGGTCGAGCAGGTCAAGCACTTCGTCCACCTTGTCGAGCACGAGGGCATCGTCGTTACGGTCTATCCAGGGGCGCAGTACAGACGGGCGTTTTGTGCCGGTCTGATAGAGCAACTCCTTATATTCGGAGGGGTCTATGTCAGTGGCCGGGCAGATATGCCGGAGGGCGTAGGCCGAGCGGACGGCAGGGCTGACGACATCTTCCAGCTCATAGTTGAGCGTCTGGCCGTCGGCGAGCGTAGCGGTAACGGGCAGACCGTTGCGCTGCGCCAGGGCGAACACGCCGGCGGCGGAGCCCAGGACAATGACAGCAATGTCGAGTAGTGTCTGGCGGTCGTTAACTGTTATCTGCATAGCTTATGAAATTTGCACCACGCCGTCGGGCGACAGTGTGAGGTTAGAGACATCGAGGCCGCAGGCGCGGAGCATCTTTTTAGCGTTGCCGGGCCAGAACGGGTCAGGCTCCCCGGCGAGCATAAGGGGAGCTTCGGCACCGAGGAGGGGGTGTTCCTTGAACTCGCCGCGACAGGAGCGCAACACCAGTTCGGCGATGAAGCCTGAGGCATCGGCGACGACAGCGGCGGAGCGCTCTACAAGGAGGTCGCCGGTGTTAATATCAATCTGCAAACCGTTCATTGCTTAATTTTGGTGTTTTCGTAATCGCCGCGTTTTGTCGTTGTGAGCTGAGCGCCGAACCAAGAGGCGGCGGCAGTTTTGAGCGCCGCGCCACCGTCCTGAGGTGCCGGGGTCCAGCCGGACATCGCGGTTTTTAACTTGTTAATGTCGTTTTCAATCAGGTTAAGGCGTTTAGTCAGATCCTCAATTTTTATAAGGCCGCCGAGGTCGCCGCCGTTAAAAATGATGTTTTCGCGGTTAATGTCGGCTGACATCTTTTCGGTTTTGATGCGGAGGCCGTCGGCGTCCATGACGGCGGAGGTGTCGCCGATCACAATTTCGGCGGACTCAATTTTTTCAGTGAGCAGCACCACCCCGGCGGCGCCGTCTGCGACAAACCCGACGACCACAAACGACCCTTTTTCCGGGAACAGGCAAAAGCCATAGTCAGCCTCCTGGTTAGCCTGGAGATTGACACCGAGCAGGGGCGCGCCCTCATTTATGGGGGTGCAGTCAATGGTGCGGGCGTTTTTGTCTACTTCGTCCACGGTGCACACCAGGGCGACCGTTTCGCCGTCGGGCTGTGCAAGCTGCCGGATAATGTTTCGTAAGTCTGACATAACATTAAGAATTAAGCGACGCGGAGACCGAGGGTTATTTCCTGACGGAAGCCGCCGTCGCCGTATTTGATCACTACTTTTTTAACCTGGTACACGCCCATTTTTGTGCCGTCGATAATTAAGCCGATAGCGTCGAGAGGGTCCACGAGCTTATAACCGAAAGTGGTAAAAGAGCCGGTGAGGCCGTCGCGTTTCAGGCGTTTTATTTCCTGCTGGGCCCAGGCTTTCAACTCGCTTTCGGTTTTGTTGTAGGTGTGCAGGGTACGGTGTTCACCGTCGCTGTCGCCGACCTCAACCTTGATTTTTTTATTATTAGGCATGAGGCTGACCGCCTTAACGCGCAGGCGCATATTTTCTGCCTTTTGCTGCTGGAGGCTCTGGTCTGAAATGATGTTAAGCCCGGTTTTGAACACTTGCGCCGGGGTGCTGTCCCGTTCAAAGAGCACACCGCAGTAAAGCACCGGCTCGCCGTCCTCATAGCGGAAAAATGAGCGGATACCCTGTTCCGACAGTTTGCCGAGCAGAGAGGCCACGGTGTCAGCGGTAACGCGGTAAGCTCCGAGCGACTGTTCCCCCATGATGTTGAGGCGGTGGGTAATTCCCTGGTCCTTGAGCAATGTTTCGAGGGTAACGGAACGGTAAGCCTTTTTGACCGCCGGCATCTGTTTGAGCTTGAACATATCGTCCTCGCAAGTAATGACCACGGGCGTTTTGAAGCCGACATCACGCACCCAGCCGACAAAAGCCAGTTGTAAGTTGTCATCGTAGCCCAGGGATATGCGCACACTGTCGCCGCGATGCACCGGAATTTCAGCCGAGCCGTCCCACTTCATTTTTTTAGGCAGGGTTATTTTGGCTTCGGCGGTGAGCTTT